AAACCAAATAACCCCGCCAACCTCCGGGTTAAGCAGGGCGTCTTTGTTCTCGATTGCCTGCGCGTTGGCGGCAATCATGGGGTTGTCGACAAGGTAGGTGTTGTCTAGGAGTTGCCGTAAGAGGACGGTCTTAACCCGCTGCGCGTCCCCCACGTCGTCATAGAGCGATCTTCCTCGATACCTGTGGGGCATCGGGTTTGGGGTAATGCTCACATACGGGAGCGGCCCGCCCCATTCCTCATTGGAAAGCATCTGACGCTCACCAGCCAGCCCGCCCATGACGACCTGACGCCACTCCGCGACCCCATCCCCGTCGTAATCGACAAGGACGTAGCACTCGATTACCTCTACCTCCTCGGTAGCTGGGTCAGTCGAGGTTTCGCGGAAGCTCCAGAACCTATTGTCCCGCGCCTGCTTCTCGTTCCCCTCGTCGACCGCCGTGGTATAGGCGGGAAGGGTGTCAATCAGGTCTTTCTTTTTAGGGAATCGGAGCTTCAACTCGGAGCGGGTCGGTCGGGCAATGTCGGCATAGAACCGCCCGTCGTCCTCATGTACCCGAGTCGCGTTAGGGTCCAGGAGGAAGTCTTCCGGGGGAATAACATCGCCCTTTAGTTGCCCGGAGCTAATGGTGCGCTTGAACTTGACATCGAATAGCTTTTGCGGCCCCATCTGGGCCATCATCGCCATTGGGTCCATCTGCGGATTTGCAGTCATCGGGGAGGGTAACTGCGGATCCGCAGTCGGCCCCATAGGAGCCCCCATCATCGGATCAGGAGGCATCGGCGGGGACCTCCTCGGAGTCGGGCGCGGTGGGAGGGGATTCCATATCGGGCAGCTTCTCGCCCTCGAAATACTCCGTCACCTCGAGAGGCTCGATATCGGGGTCCGAGAGAAGGGCCATATATTGATCCTCTGTCAAACCCCGCACAGTATCGGTCTTATACTCAGGAGCGCCGTCCCAATAGACCTTTATCGGCCCGTTTCCGTGTAGGAGTCCGTTGTGCATGGCGTCCCGCATGATGCGAAAGCCGCCCATCTCGTGCAGGAAAATATGATTGATGCCATCGGTGGCTTGCTTGGCAACCTTCTCCTCACCCGGGTTCTGCGGCAGATAGATCACCACTTTCTCCGAGGCGTTGAATACCCTCAAGAGACCGGGGATAATCCACTCCATCACGTCCGCAAGGTCATGGGAGACCACTTTGGAACGCCCGGGTTGCGGGTCGATATCAACCTCGCCGTCATAGAACCGGAGCGCCCAGGAGCGGTGGCCGTTGAGATCGGAGCGGTCGAACTGCCTCGCGTCGGTAATGCGGCCGTCCACTTGCGCAGCAAGCTCGGTCTCCGTCATCTTTGCCATTAACTTACTACCCTGATAGTATAATAGTCATAGTCGCCGGTCTTGGGTGCCTGCTCGACCTTGATGTATCCAGACTCTTCCATCTTGGCGCACAGCCGCAGAAGGGCCTGTTTCTTTGCGTGCTCAAATTCCGCCTCACCCCAGCGCGCCTTGGCCATGAAGCTGACTTCTTGCATTAATGCAGCCTCTGGTAGGTTCTGACAGCAATCGAGTTAAGCTCGCGCAGCAGCTCAATCGCGTCCTCCCCCTGCCATCGGGCAAGACGATCTGCGACCGCGGCCTCTGTTTTCTTGCGCCGCTCGGGATCGTCCGTATATTCGATCATCAATAAATCCATCCCGTGTTACGTTTCGGCATGCGCTTGGAAGCCTTCTGACTAACCGGCTCCTGCAAGCCGACGGCAAGATACCTAAAGGCGTCAGCCGGATCGGAGGCCCAATCGTGGTGCGGCTTTTCGTAAAAGACCTTGCGAACGTCGTCATATTCGCGCCGGTACTGTCGGAGGGCTTTAAGCCCGTCCTGGCACTTCTCGCGCTCAAACCAGCATCGAGGGAGGATTTTACGAACGGCGTTAATGCCGTCGTCAATCCCGAGCTTGGGAACAACGATAATGTTGTCCAGCCCCATTGCTCTAAGGCTGGATATCCGGTCCTTGCCGGTGCTTAACTCCCTGACTTTCACGTCGTGGGGGAGGTAGTGCTTTCCGTAAAGGTAACCCTCAGCGGCACCTCGGTCCCGCAGTATGGACACGTAATGGTCAAGACCGAAGTTGCTGGCAAAGTAGAAGTCAATGACCCTGATTTCGAATCCCTGCTGCTGATAGAACCAGATAGCAGTTGAATCCGAGTGTCCGAGGTCCCAAGCTGTATGCACCTGAAGCGTTCTGTCGTAGACATTCTTGGTAATTTGGCCCTTAGCCTCTAAGGCTTCCATCTCGCGGCTATAATAGGCGCCCAATATGGAGGCCACGAATGAGCACTCATATTCCTGCTCATATTGCGCCTCGGTCATTCCCCGGCGCTCCTCGGCCAGGTCCTCCGGTTTAATGATCCCCGTCTCCGAGGCTTTGAGCATCTGAAAGAAATAGTCGCCGGGTAGGTCTATGGCCCCCTTCTTGTCTTTGGAGCCGTAAATCAGGTCGTAAAAATCATTCTGGCCCTGCGGGGTGCCGATAAAGACAGCCCAGCCCTTGCGGTCCAGGAGGGTCGGACCTAAGATTTCCTGGTAAACACGAGGTGACATTTGCGCCACCTCATCCAGAACCACTCCGTCAAGGTAGATACCTCGAAGGGCGTCGGGATTATCAGCGCCGTGGAGCCTAATTCGGGCACCCTCACCCTGCTTTGCGTTCTGTGGAGGGAGATCAACGCGAAGCTCGGACTCGTTGGCAGTAGCCCCCGGAACCATGAGGCCATACTTTTTGAGATAGTCCCAAGCCACAGTTTTGGCCTGCTTGTAGAGAGGGGCCACATACGCAAATCTGGGCTCATTGCGCTCTAACCTTATGGCTCGGTCGATAAGGTCGTTAATGCAGGCCACCGTCTTCCCCGCCCGCCTATGGGCGACGATTACGGCGCGTCGTTGCTCTCTCAGGTGGAAGGGTATAAACTGGGGTCTGGCTTCGTAGCCGGTGGGTCTGTCTACTATCACCAAACCATCGCTAACGACCACCAGCCCAGACACGCCGCCGCAAGGCAGATAACAACCATGATCGGCATGTCGTTACCCTCCATAAAGCACCCAAGAAAAAGGCCCCCGAAGGGGCCCTGCTAATGCGGCGGTTATCACTTAGAACTTAGAGCGCTTACGGCCCGAGGAAATGCCGGCCACGCCGTGAGGCTCGTTCACCTCACCCGGCCCGGTCGCGACAAAGCCGGCGGGCGGGTCGACAACCCCACCCGGGGGCGGCTCCACCGGGGGCTCCACCGGGGGCTCAACCGGGGGCCAAAACGGCTCCTCCGGGGGCACCACAACGTTCTCGGCGGCCACTACAACGGCCTGCGAGGCCATCTGGGTAGCGTCCGAGATCATTGCCTTGGCGCGGTCTGCCAAGGGGCCTTCAACGCCCTCCACCGCCGCCGCGAGGGCAGCGCCGGCCATCTTAATCTCAACGACCTTGTCCATTCTTTCTCTCCAATCTCGCCAGACGGGTGTTAAACCAGTCCAGCTTTCTAATGATCTCGTCCAACTTGCGCTCGACCGGCGCCAGTACGGCCGCCTCCTCGCGCACCTTACGTCTTGTCTCTTCTGCTTGCTCCTCGAGGAAATCCTCCAGGTCGAACGCCATCCGCTCGCGCATCCGCGCTCCTATATTTCGGGCCTTGGCTATCCCGCTAAGGACCCCTCATAGGGGGCGGCCCGGTGCACTCAAGAGCCGCCCGTTGAGTTCATAGAGAACCCAAACGCTCCGGGCCAGCCAATCTTGTTGGGTCCGTAGGGACCGGGCGACCAGGCAACCGGCGAGCCAGCCACCGCCCCGCTGCCCCAAGAGGGGTTATTCACGCCCATGCTGTCGGGGCCAAAGGGGCCAGCCATGTTGTTGCTGTTCATGTCAATGATTTGCCCATTCCGCATGATATAGCGGGGATCGCGGTACTCCGGGGGCAGTAGCCGGTAGTTATTCGTCGAGGGCAGGTTGGATCCGGATTGGAATGCCTGGGGAGCCCGCTTGCCCTGTTTTTGGAAAAGCTCCTCAAAGTTAAAGAACCCCCCTCCAGTGGAATAGTTGTTCGAGTTGAAATCATGCCAGTTGGAGGGGTAGCCGCTGGAATAGTCCCAGTCCGCACCCGCCTCCATGGGCGGGGGGCCAACGTACTCCTGGGGAGAGGCGGTATAGGGCGGGCCTGCTCCATACTGCTGGGTAGTCCCCAGCATCTCCAAGAGGCCCCTCTGCTCCTGATCCTGGGCGTATAGCTCGGCGTTATTCGTCCTTAACGCCGCGGCCATGGTGTCGGCAACCTGCTGATTCTGCTGCTCGACGGTGGGGTTTACCTCGGGTGGGGGGCCAGCGTTGTATATGAGGGCGTTTTGCATCGTCCGCGCAATCGCCTCCTGCTCCTCCTCGTAGGTATACCCTCCCATGGAATTAGGCATCTCATTCTCCTGAATTAGAGCCCCTACGGCATTCAGACCCGAGTAACCCGACCCGGGGTATAACCCGGGCGAGGCGGGGATAAGCACCTTTCGGTACGGTGCCAACCGGCCAGGCTATGCCCTGGCTGTGAAATCTCCCCACTAACGGCGCAAGGCCGGATACCCAAAACCGGGGTATAACCCGGTCGAGGAGGGGGATAGGTACCTTACGGGATGGTGCCACCGCCCAGGGCGCTACCCTGAGATGCTTCGCGGGGGCTGCCCGGGCCCAGCCTATCCGAGCGTTGACGGCACCCTGACATCTCAAGGATGTTTCAGGAGCCCCAAGTTCAACCCCTGGGTGGTAAAAACCCCAGGATTTTGGTAACAGGTACCGGAGTCACAACTTATGGTACCTAAAAAGGGTACTGGAGTAGGTACTTTCCGCTGGGTGCGGGGCACCACCACCGCGTCCCCCTAGGGGCTAACGGCCGATCCCCCAGGACTCGTGGCTATCTGAGCTAACCCAGCGGAAAGTACCACAATAACAGGTACCGGAGTCCCAGTCTATATCATGTGTGTGGGGTAGGAGGCAAGCTACAATCTCTGGATGGGACCCAAATATTCCCCCCTCCCCCCTCTCGGAATATAACAGGGGGGGATATGTCCCTGCCCGCGCCAGGGCGGACATGCTCTCCGCCCGCTTGACGCGCAAGCCACTGAACTAACTGAATAATTATAAACATGGAGATGCACACCCCCGACACGATCCCCACATAGGCCATCACTTGTCACCCTTGCGTGGTACTCCAGTAATGATGTTGTACGTAACTGGGGCAGCATCCCCCGTGTGCTCAACGGCCGT